ACTGTAAATGAAGTTCCGAAGAGCAGCTTCATCCTTGATAAAGAGTCTACCGTCCTCCGATTTCTCACCATAAGACATCTGAATGATCCGCTCGAACAGCTCGATGATCCTTGCACCGTTCTGTTCCTGCGTAATCTTCTCTACAGTCTCTTTAAGACCGCCTGCAGAGCTGAAGTTCAATCTCATGATCTCCGGCTCTGTAAGATTAAAGTAATGGTCTTCTTCACGCTCAACGCCATTGAAATCTACGTATTTAAAATGCTCTTTAAACATAGGTTCTCCTCCTTAATTTTTAATTACGAAAAATGACTAATAACATCGTCCGGAAGTGGCAGCTTAGCTGTAGCATTATCGCCGCCATAAAGAATTGCTTCGAACGAAGTAAGCTTTGTGGAGTCTACCTTTGTAGAGTCGATCGTAAGAAGAGCCGTCTTCTTAGGAACACTATCGATCGTGATTCCTACCGGAACAGTGTCATACTCCCAGCTCATAGTAGCTGCTTCCGGGCTATCATTAACTGTCTCATAAGATCTCTCTGACGGAGAAGCAGTAGCGCCGTATACAAGGTGAATCTTATAGCCATAATCAATACCATTTGTATCGTTACCGATGAGCGTTCTGTAAGAAAGGCCGAAAGACTTTCTGTTCTGCTGTCCGGCTACGATACCTGTAGTGACAATGGCAGATCCGTCACATTCCATCCACTCATCCGGATATGTGAAGGCTTCGATTGTACCACCAAACTCTTCTGCGCCTCGAAGGTTGGCATATACACCATTATCCGCGTACTGTTTGTTAGAATCTGCACCTGAGGGCGACTCAGAAACAGATGTAAGACCATTCCAAGCAACACCGGCCGAATATGGCGTGTAGCCACTTACTGTGGTATCAGTGTTTGCTGCCGGCGTTACGTACGGATAAAGAACACCACGATCGATACCTGTTTCAAATAATTTCTTACCTGTATCATCCCATGTAAGTCTAGCCATGGTTGTGTACCTCCATTAATAATAAATTATGTAAACGTCATGATTCAGATTGTCTGACACGTAATGTCCGTCATGCCGACAATGATCAAAGAAAAGCGGAAACTCCTGAACTAAGCCCCAATCTGGATCCTTAGAAACAAGAGTTACCGAATATTTTGTATGTCTTATGTACTGTGTGTTATCGGCATCCTGATCATTTAATTCTTCTCTGGAATATATGATCTTATTACCGTGATACAGCTTTAAGTTCTCTGGCGGTTGAAAATATACGTACTCAGAACCAAGTGCTTCAACCAGTTTTGCATGAAAATCAGCTCTCGTCCGCATATAATCCTCCGATCGTTAAAGCTATTCTAGGATAGTTCGAAGGATCGGCAGTTGTAACCTTCCACTTAAAGCCTTTCCATTCAACATACCTTATATGCATGAAGTTCTGGTAGGCAAAGGGGTCGGCTACAATTTCTATGTTGCAATTAACCTGAATATCATCATTTACCTGATTAGCATTCTGGTATTGACCTCTTAGATTGATCTGATCGCCGCTGTACTCATGCTCCTCGATCTCTGTCTGCCAGACACCAGGAGCGGTTTCAACTGTTTGCGCAAATCCTACTGCGCCGTACCACCTTGCCATACTAAATTACCCCATTTTGATTTGATCAAGCCTGCCTACGAAGAACGATTGCAGAGTACGGCTTTGTGAGGCAGCCAGAGCATCTCGTCTCCATCAGGTATTTCTCCTGGTTGTAGTCGATATCGAAGTCTTCGAACATGTTGATCGAGCCGCCCTTATCTGCACCTACAGTATAGTCAGCAAGGTTTACGATCAGACCATACATGTCTGCCGGGAGAACCTCGTCCGGAACAGTAACGATTCTGGAAACACGCATCTTTGTCTCAAGTTTCTGCTGAGACTCATACAGATCGTGGCCATCAGCATCTTCAAGAAGCAGCATATCGGAAAGCAGATCCTCGCCCATGAACATGATCGGGTTGCCTGTTCCTCTGTAGCCCTTACGAGACTTGATAGCTGCACGAATTACATTCTTAGCAGTTGCGTCTGCGTCGGCGCCAGCAGCAACGTTGTACTTAATGCAGAACAGGTCATCTTCCTTGATGATCGGTCTGATGTGCTCCTCAGAGATCTTATCCTGGCTGAGAGTAGAACGGCCGTCAGAGAACAGGATCGCGCGTGCGATTTCCTCATTCAGCTTCATTCTCATCTCTGTCTTGAGCCATGCAACAACATCGAAATCTGTGATGTCAAGAATGTCGTCACGATCCATCTTCTGTTTCTTGTAGATGGTGCACGGTGTCGTTGTTCTACGAAGCATGCCGAATACCTCTTCGGTCTTCCGGTTACCCTTCATGTAACCCTTAGCGCGGGCCTCGTCCTCAGTAATATCAGCATATGTGGATTTAATCCGGCTGAACGGTGTGTGGTGAATTCCATTCATAACAACATTGACCCATTCCTGGTCATAGTTAAGGAATTCCGGTGTTGTGCCGTTGATGTTCTTTGCATCCGGGAACAGGTAATCGATGGACTCGATACCGTACTCAGCTGCGTGTGCAAGGAAAGCTTCCTTAAGAGATCCGAAAGCCTTTGCATCCTGGAAAGTGCCAGCCTGAAGGTCCATAAAATCGGCGTGAGAAAGCTCGCTATTGCGCTCTGTGCCACCTTCAAAAACGTTGTATTTCATATCATCTTCCTCCATATCGAAGTGTTCGGCTTCTCCGCCGTCTTCATCATCTTCATCATCGTCGTTACCGCTAGTAGCCTTCTTAAGCTCACCAGCATGTTCTACTGCATAGCTGAAGGCTGCATAAACAACCTTCTGATCTTCTTCTGCAAGGGATCCAATAATGTCTTCAAGATCCCGCTGTTTCTTATCAGCCACTTCTTTTTTCTCCTCTTTATCAGCGTGTTCGAGTTCTTCGGTTTCAGCCTCTTCCTCGTCATCATAACTAATCTCGCCACCAGTAGTATCGAGATCATCGTCCATAGCGGACATTGAGATAACTGCTTCGTCTGCATCGAAGTCGGTTTCCCAGCTTCCGTCAGAATGCTCGATAACCGGATACTCGATAATAGCGCCATCATTGGCACCGGCGAGAACGAGAGAAACCTCGCGGATACGGCCGTGGAACACGTTACCGTTCTTCTCTTTCAGCTGATTAGCGTAGATACTGAGGGCTGTAATATCACCATGGGCTACTGCATTCTTAGCAACCTGGCCCATTTCAGAGTCATTGAAGGAACCGTATGCATACATTCCTTCCGCACGATTCTCAAGCAGACAGTGTCCAAGAACATTGTCGACATCTTTGTGATTGTGCATAAATACGAGCGGTACAGTCTTTCCGTCACACTCTTTAAATGCATCCTGCCGAATGGTGCGTCCATCAGCGCATCGAATATTGTTCTTGGAGGCCCATCCTGCAAAGTCGTATTTAAACCCCATTTTGATTTCCTCCTTAACTTCCTTTAGAAAGCAGTTTCTTTACAGCTTCTTCATCGGGACTTTCTTCCTTAGGAGCGTTCTTATCTTCTGCCTTCTGATTAATGTTCTTATTGCGCAGTTCGTCTGCACCTTCCTGATTAGACGGTTTGAATCCTATAATCTGACGTACCTCGTTAGAGCTTAGAATCTCGTTTCGAGTAAACTTATCGGCAATGTCAGCCATCTGGTTAACTGGTACTAACCTAAAGGCATCACGGAAGAAGACCACGCTCTGTCCTTGAGTCCTAGCCGTCTGAGTTAAGAATTTCCACCGCATAGCATCGACAATGGCCGATACCATTGGTTCGATTGTACGATTGTGATAATTCAGCATAACCGCCTCATCCGCTGTACCATCGAAGACTGCTTCTGTCATACCAAGCTGACTGTAAAGCATCTTTGTGTAGTACTCGATCTGCGTGAGAAGCTTGTTCTCAAGAGCACGATTAAGCTGCGTGATGTGTTCTGTACCGTCTATATAAGCAATACCATACTTAGAATTAGCCAACTGATCCTCGATGTCGGATCTTCTCTGCTCAGCTAATGCTCTACGAGCAGGAGACTTGGTAACGTATGGCAACTGAATAATGAGATCCAGTTTTCCAGAAGCAGTCATCTCGTCGATTGAGTCGATCAAGTTGAGTTTCCTGATCAGTCGCTGTAAGGTCGAATTATACTGATTCATTACAGCGTAGAGCGGATTCTCAACAATTGCTACGAACTCTTTCTTGAGAATTAGTTCTTCTTTCTTACCAGTTGCCTCATTGTACAGTTCTACTTTAACCTCGGAAGGAAACCACTCGACGATCTTTCCGCATCTTAATTCGAGTGGATCGAAACTCCTAGTGTTGGGATCGTAATCGCTCTCAACCGGAACTATCGCAACAACCCCTTCGTCCATCATTGACATCGCCACATCTTGTATAAACGCTCGACCAGTCTGATCAATGTTTGCTGCAAGATTGAGACATGAATTCAATCCGGACTGGATTGGTTCTTTGTAGCGTCCATTTTCGTCAAGCCTTGCATGCTCAATCTTAACAGACGCCACGTCAATAGCGATTCTATTGTAGATCGCCGAAACAATGGATCGCTCGTTACCGTAATGCAGACGTTTTCTGTCCGGCCTGGTCGAGCTTCCAAATTCGTGCCTAAACGTGGGATCTCTACCCATGAAGGCGTTCCATGCATGCGCCAGTCTGTCACCAAACCCCATTGGTAATTACCTCCATTTTGATTTACTTCCTACGTTTCTTTGCCTCAGATCTGATCTCCGACAGTTCCTTCGAGGTTAATTTACGCATTGGCTTAGCCGTTGCTGTTAGGGATTTCATCTTAGGAAGGGTATGAGTTCTAAGGCCCCCATGTTTTTCACCTTGCTTTATACCCTGCTGACTTGTGGTAGATCTATGACGTCTTTCACCTACTTTTATAGAACCCTTAACGGCACGCTTTGTTTTCTCTCTGGAAACCGGTCTATTTGTTGGACTTTGGTCGGGCGAAGAATTTTTTGTCGGAATCTGACTGGATCCTCTCATGTTCTTGATTCCGAAATGCTCTAAATATAATTCGTCATTGTCGTTATGTTGAAGAGAACTAACATCCAATGGTCTTCGCTTAACTGCATCGAAATATTTTTTCATATCAGTTGTAGGAACAAAGGCAACGACTGTTCCTAATCGTTTATCCACGGCATACATGTCGAGTGGACCTGTAAAAACATAATATTCGTGATCGTAATCGACCCCACCTTCAAGTTTAAAAGTCGGATCATTACGTAAAACTCGTCTATACGCCTCTAACGGTGTTAACATTAATGAACCGCCTCCTTTACTCTATTCCAATCAGGTTCCACATTATCTAAACGAGCATATATAACATCTTGTCCGTGTTGTATCATATCCCATGTATCATGAGTCTTTCCGGATTGAGCATCATAAATCTTTACATCGCCGTTATGCACTTCATATGCCATAGAATGCGCGCCACCACCTTGCCAATTGATTACCAGATTTCCACGAGCACCTTCGCCCTGTGATATGAGAGCATCTCTAGTCTTATCGTTTAGCTCTCTGGTCGTAGTAGCATCAGTTATATATCTAACCTCAGCATCCGGATAATATCTTTTAACATCCGTGCTCATTATCCCCTGAGAAATCGTATCTGCTGTTACGTCATACCCTCTTCTCCTAAGATCATAAGCGGTCGTACATAACATACAATTGTTCTTGGTATTGTCCGAAAGATTTGTAAATCCGGGATTAACGCTTTTAACATCGTCTTCTTTAGACGCATCTTTGTTCTCTTTAATATGAAAACCTGTCTTTGGATCTACTTCTTCTCTTGCTTTTCTGTGTTCTGCTGATTGTTCGCGTAATTTTGCTAAGAGAGCACCGCCTGTTATCTTAGCCGGATTTAATGTATCTAACAGATTACTACTAAATAAAGCTGACGAGATAGAATTCAACACCTTAGCAACCTTCGTTGACGGATTGTCAAACTTCTTAAATTGCAAAGCCAGCTTAAATTTTTCATCATGTGTTTTAGCATTCTCTATCTCTTTACGAGATAATCCTAGAATTTTTAATTGATCATCAGAAAGGGCCAACAATGATTGAAGAAGCTCGTCAAGACTTTCATCATCCGTATCATCCCAATCATCAGAAGCACCATATCCAGGAATAGTTGCTGTTGTTCCTATTTCGGAAGAAGAAGGCTTGTATTTTGCACCCTTTTCACCAACAGCTCTTCTAACATCGGCTAACCGTTTTTTACCAGCAGCTGTTAATCTACCTGCCGCATCCTGAAATCTACGTACGCCCCATTTCTGACCAAGAATTCCATGATGAGCCAAATATAAGACACCATCTTCAACAAACGCATCCTGAGTTAACGCATCCTCTAAGTTACGAGCGCGAGTCCGCATTCGTTCGCCAATCACGGTTCTAGCTCGCACGTTATCGCGTGTTGTTTTACTTATAGAATTAGCCACAAAGACGCCAGTCGCTATTGAGCCAATATTCGGTATACCAAGAATACTAAGCGCTATAGTAGAAACCACGCCTTCACCAGCAGCTACGGCTCTAGAATATCGCTGTTGTGCGATTATCTGTTTATCGCTGAGTTTCGCTGTGTGTTTTCTTAATTGCTCGTAGTGATACTTACGATCGGGATCAATACTATTAGCTATTTCTTTATCATACCTAGCCAAATCTTTATTACGATACTTTTCTGCTTTAGCCGCTAATTTAGCATCTCTTTTTAAACCAGCTGGCGTTCTAGTGCCGTCAGGATTCTGGAATCTTCTAATGCCCCATCGCTGACCTTTTATACCATGGTGCTCTAAATATAAGACGTTGTTTTCAACAAATGCGTCCTGTTTTAACACGTCCTCATACTTAGCGATTCTATTCTTCCTAATTCTACTACCTCTGCCTTCCCAAGCCTCAGCAATGGAATAAGACCCATGAGTTATACCGGCAGAAACCGCGGCCGAAATCGCTGCCCCAGCTGCAATCATTGCCGGGTTAGACACCGCGACCGCAACAGTTAAAGCCCCGCTAATGGCGCCTAACACACCGGAAGCGCTCACAGCAATGCCATGACGACGTTCAAGAGTTCCTCTCAAATTATCAGAACTAACCTGTTTGCGTTCCTCGCGATCAAGTTTTTTCTGGTAATGTTTACGACCTTTGTCAGTTAATGTTCCATCCGGATTCTGGAATCTTCTAACACCCCAACGCTGACCTTTAATGCCGTGGTGTTCTAAATATAACGTTCCGTCTTCATCTACAAAAAGCCCGTGTGAAAACTTATTAACATACGGCTTCTTATGAATCTTTATCCGTCCTCGTTTATTCTCAATTGAATAATTTCCGGGATTAAGATCATGCACGGTGTTAGCGGTTGCATCAAACGCCCTGCCAACAGCATTTTTTGTAGTGTCTATGGTCTTATTAATGCTGTTTGCGGCAGCTTTTGTCACTGTTCCACCGTCAGCTCTCCACTGACAGTAATCGCGTAATCCTTCTTTTGATTTGGCCTGCTTCTCACATTTCTCGGCATTGCGTTCAAACTCTCTCGCCTTGTCTCTATAACCAGACGATTTAGCCTGATCTGCCATACGTCGATTTGCTACTGCCTGTTCGTGAAGTTTCTTGGCGTCAGCATCCAGTTTATCGGCAGCATGTTTATACCCAAGAGGACTGTTGTCGACTTTCTTTCTATAATCATCGACATCCATTCCTAAAGCCTCCGCAATGGACTTTGCCTTGTCATCTTCATCTTCGGGAATGCCACCGCCACCTCCACCTCCAGAGAACTCGGTATTGACTTTTCCATATCTCGCTTTTCCGGCCGTAGTTCGTGTACCATCAGGATTCTGGAAGCGTCGCATGCCCCAACGCTGACCTTTAATGCCGTAATGAACAAGTGCTTGAGAATCGAGATTGATTGCTGAATGACTTGCAGCTCTTCGATATGTCTTTCGTTTGGCCATGGCATTCATATAGTTATCGACAGCTTTATCTAACTGAGCTCCATGTAAATTAAATTCTCGCTGATAATACTCTCGAACTGCTTTATCAGCATCAAGAGTCCCGCTCTTCATAGCCTGCTCAAAATTAGAAGACATTTGCTTTCTTGATCTATCACGTTCCTTGGCAAGCGCTTCCTTT